TCCTCCTGCAAACCCTGAAGCAATACCTGCAAATCCTATTGTACCGGCAACACCACCTATCGCCATTGCCTCACCATTACCATCTCTATTTACTTTAGCAATTAATTCACCTCTATCTCTTGGTGTACTATCCTCAACGGTTTCAACCATATTATTTTTAATTAATTTTGAATCCTGTGATACATTAATATAGAATATTGCATAATTACCACCATATTCACCACGATCACTAAATAAATCGTCCGGATACATATGTTGTTCTGTACTATATTTGTCAGAATCAAAGGTTCGCGCACTACCTCGTGTCTTATATAAAGATTTAGGGTCTTGTGCATAATCAGAATAATTACCAGTTTTTCTGGTATCTGATGATCTAAGATGTGAAGGTGTATAATCTTCAGCCATAAATATTTCCAAATATTGTTTTTATTATTTATAATAAATATATGAATGTATCATAAAAGAAGATATAAACCTATTTTTCCCGAGAAATATGAGGGAGATCCAACAAATATTGTTATGAGATCAAGCTGGGAAACACGATTTGCACTATGGTGCGATCGAAATCCTGCTGTGGTAAAGTGGTCATCGGAAGAAACAATTATACCCTATCGTTGTCAAACTGATAATAAACTTCATAGATATTTTGTTGATTTTAGGATTAAGGTAAAACAAACAGATGGTTCATTGAAAACATATATCATTGAAATTAAACCAGATGCACAAACAAGGCCACCAGAATTTCCTGGTAGGAAAACAAAGAAATTTATGACCGAGGCATTTACATTTGTCAAGAATCAATCCAAATGGAAGGCAGCAGAACAATGGTGTTTGGATAGAGGTTATGAATTTAAAATACTAACAGAACGTGAATTAGGCATATAAATAATAATATGGCAGATCTTAGAGATATATTTAATAAAAACCAGTATCAATTAGCGGATGCTGCAAAGAAATCAAAGAATTGGTTTCAGCAACAAGCTAGACTACTAGGTAATCAACAAATCACACCTAAACAAGCAATGAAGGGTGATGCTACTGCGATGAAGACTAGAGTTATGCCTGGTAATTTATATATGTTTGTCTATGATCCAAAAACAAAAAATTCATTACCATATTATGATATGTTTCCATTGGTATTTCCATTTAAAGCATATGCAGATGGCTTTACTGGATTAAATATGCATTATTTACCATATCAAATGCGTGTGTTACTATTACAAAGACTAATGGATTTTGCAAATAATAAGAAAATGGATGAGACTACTAGGTTAAAATATTCATGGAGTATGATCGATGGTGTGTCTAGATATCGTCTGGCAGAACCGTGTGTTAAAAGATATTTGTCGTCTCATATAAAAACAAACCTAAGAAAGATCGACGCTACAGACTGGGCTACTGCGATGCTACTACCTGTAGAACAATTCGTAGGTGGTTCAAAACAAAATATTTGGAAAGATTCACTAAGAGGTTAATATGGCACAATTAAATGATTTTATAAGCCAGGTTAAGGGCGAAGGATTAATGCATACCAATAGGTTTGCCATAACAATGGCACTACCTAGAGGTGTTAATGCAGGAGGAATAGATGTTCGTAAGGTATTACTCTTCTGTGATTCAGTTACATTACCTGGTGTGACAATATCAACAACACCAGCATTTACTTATGGCGAGGCAAGAGAAATGCCTTATGAAAAATTATTTGCACCTGCAACATTTTCATTCTTTGTTGATAATTCAATGAATGTTAAAAAACTATTTGATGTCTGGCAAGGTTCTATAATAGATCCATATACAAGACAAACAAATTATTATAGAAATTATACAACGGATATACAAATAGATATATTTGATGTCTATAGTAATGCAAGATATCGTGTTACATTACATGAAGCATATTGTAAAGATATTGCACAAGTGCAAATGGATTATGCCAATAAAGATTTAATGAAATTACCTATTACAATACAATATAAGTATTGGACAGCAACAGATGCAAATGCTGTTGTAAAACATCCTGATAATAGAGGATTCTTTGAAAGATTATTTGATGATTTCTTTGGTGATACATTTGCAATACCTGATAATTACTTTAATGATTTTGGTGGGTTTCAATCTTCGTTCCAAACATATACACCAGAATTAGGTGGATTATCATTACCAGGAGCATCATTCGCAGCATAGTGAGGATATTATGAATACTGATGATAAGTTATCCGAGGTGTTTAATGTTGAACCAATGGATAAGACAGAAGTTATAAAATCGGACGGCACTGTATTGCCACCAAAGTCCAAAAAACAAGAAGAGAATATTGACTTTGATTATAATAGAACCAGAGATAATTTACATGGTCTATTGGTCAATGGTCAAGATGCATTAGTCAATGCATTAGAAATTGCAAAACAATCCGAGCACCCACGTGCGTTTGAGGTTGTTGGTAATTTAATTAAGCAACTAGCTGATGTGAATGAACAATTGCTTAATTTACATGAAAGAAAGCAAAAATTAGATAACCCAGGTGGCAAAGAAGATAAAAAGGGTGTAACTAATAATAATGCTATCTTTGTGGGTAGTACAAGTGAGTTGAATAAACTACTTAATGATCTAGATAATAAAGGAGATTAGATTATGGCTTTACCTATGGTAAAAACACCATATTATACTACAAAAATTCCTTCAACAAAACAGGAAATAAAGTTTAGACCATTTTTGGTCAAGGAAGAAAAATCATTATTGTTGGCTCAGCAATCTGAAGACAAAACTGTAATGATTGATACCTTAAAACAAATTATTAAAAGTTGTGTTGATGGTGATATTAATGTTGATAAATTAGCTATGTTTGATTTTGAGTATTTGTTTACGCAAATAAGATGTAAATCAGTAGGTGAATTTGCATCATTGGTTGGTAGATGTGATACATGTATTGACGATGATAAAGCAAAAGTACAAATACAAGTTGATCTAACAAAATGTGATGTAATTATACCTGATAATCACACAAAAGATATTAAATTATTTGATGATGTTGGTGTACAAATGAAATATCCTAATTTAACCACTGTTGAAAAAATAGAGGAAATGAATAGGGGTAACATTGAAATGATATTTGAGGTTATCGCAGATTGTATAGATACAATTTATGATTCATCAACTGTATATCATGCAAAAGAACAAACATATGAAGAACTATTGCAATTTGTAGAAAATTTAACTCAGTCTGATTTTAAAAAACTTGAGGAATTTTTTAATACAATGCCTGTATTATCACAGACAATTGATTATACATGCCCAGTTTGCAGTAAGGAACATAAAAGAACATTAAAAGGAATTGAAAGTTTTTTTTAATTAATCTCAGTCATGAAAGTCTGATGAATTATTATAAAACAAACTTCGGACTTATGCAATATCATAAATATTCCTTGACTGAGATAGAAGATATGATACCTTTTGAAAAAGAGATATATGTATCTCTTCTATTAAAGTATCTGGAAGAACAAAAAAATAAAGCAGGAAATAGCTAATGGCACTTGATCCAGTATTAGAACAACAAAATGTAAGAAATGTTGAAAAATCAAATGATCTTCAATTAAAAGGCAATAAGCTTTCTGAGGATTCATTGAAAAGTGAAGAGCATCTTAATAAATCATTGAAAGAACTTGTTCAAGAATATAGACAGCAACAACAGATCCAAAAAGGTTTTTCTGATATGATGGGTCAAATGAATGAACAAATGATTCCTGCATTATCACCACTTGAAAAATTAAGTATGTCAATAACAAATTCAGTAAAAGATATTGGAGCCGCGATAAAAAATCCTAAAGGTTTAGCACTCTCTGCACTCACAAAAATACCAGGTATTGGTGGCTTCTTTGATAAAGCCAAAGCAAAAGATGACTTTGTACAAAAAGAAGTAGCATTAGGTAAAACTAAAGATCAAGCAAAAAGTGATTTTAAAGGTGTAAATGAAGCAAAAAAAGAGTATGTGAAAGCAACCATGGATATGGAACGCGAAGCAAAAAGAACTGGATTAAGTATAGAGCAACTTGAACAAGCAACTCCAGATAGTGATATGGGTAAGCTACAAAAAATTAGAAATGACTCAATGGGGACAGTTAAAGCTGGAAGTTTTCAAGATACTCTTGCGGCCGGTGGATCTATTAGTGAAGTCCCTCTTTCACAACAATCAAACCAAAATACAGAAGAACAAGCAGAAGATGAAAAACAAAGTGATGATTTAGAAAAAGGACAAGCTGCAATAGCAACAGAAAGTACCGAAACTAATGAAATTCTTGTTGCTATGAAAGAACAAGATAAAAAATATTATGAGGCAATGAAAGATGCTGAGGAAGCAAGAGATAATGGTGGTTGGTTTTCATCTATTATTGATACTATCACTAAAGTTGGTGGTGGTATTGTATCAGCAATTGCTGCATCCAAAATAGGTGGTATGGTTAAAAGTGGTCTTGGTACTGCTGCAAAAGGTGTTATGACAAAAGGGTTTGGTTTGTCTGCATTAGCTACTGCAGCTGGTACAGGTATTGAATATGGTGGTGAAAAATTAAAAGAGGCAGGATATGAAAAAACAGGGAAAACTGTTGGTACATTAGGAACTGCCGCAAAATATGCAGGTTATGGTGGAATGATTGGTTCAGTTATACCAGGTGTTGGTACTGCAATTGGTGCAGCTGCAGGTGG